ATCCACAATGCCGTTTAAGGTTAACGCTTTTGCCCTATACACCACAAGGCTCACCAACGCCGAACTCGCAGCCCTTACGACCCTCTAATGGCTACCTTCCGCAAGTATATCTTCCCCAAGCAGTCCGACGCTGACAAGGTGCTGGCTCTCTGCACAGGCACGACCGCTGCGGTTTCCCTTGGGGTCTTGGATGGCTTTATTTGCTACGACATCCTTTGGGAGGGCGACGCACCCGAAGATGCCACCCAGTACGAAACTTGGCCCGAACCCTGCGGAGTTCACTCCTTTTTCGGATGGGATGAGCAGTATACCGAGGACTATAACGCTCATCACAACAATGAAAGCAAAGAAGTCTCCGAGTAAGATTATGGTGGATGCCCCAGAGGGCTACCACTGGATGAACAAGGGGGGACGCTTCTTCCTAATGAAGCACGATGGGGAGTTCAAGCCCCACGAAGGAGCATCCCTAGAGATGCCTTTCAAGGTTATTTCTCGTCATTGATAAAGATGGGGATTCTCCCCTCAAGTTTATTGTAGAGCCTCTGGATAATCAATCGAGCCTTTTGGGTGATTGCATATCTCGTCCTGTACTTCTCCTTGCTTGATATCCCGAACCTTTGCCTATCCTCGTTGGAGATGTTCCCGTGGTGGATATAGGGGATAACAAGCCCCCTGTGGATTAACCGCTCGATGTAGTCCTTTCTGAAGTCGTTGGAGTTCTTGTATCCGAGCTGTTCGGCTGCATACTTAGCACTGAAGAACTCTAGGTCGTATATGAACAATAGAAGCTCGATATCCATACGCAGAAGCTCCTCGTTGCTAGTGATGTCCTTCATCGCCATACGGAGGTACTTGAGGTAGTTCTTACCTATCTTGTTCTTTTCCTCTTTCCTAAATTCTCGTATTACAAGCACGGTCCCCTTCTTCTGGGGCTTGGGTGTTTTATGGGTCGCCATTTATTGAAGTATATTTGTGCAAATTTAATTCATATGAATAAGAAACAAGTAAAGGAATTCTCCAAGGAATTCAAGTCCCTCAACAGTCAAATCCAGTCATTGCTCATTAAGTACGGGGCTGGTCCAGGTTCTTTCTACGTCACAGCCATTGGTGTCAAGGAGATGGATTTTGAGGACGATGACCAAGACGAAACGCTCAGTTCGCTATTAAATAGCAACGAGGAGGGCGATGACCAACGCATTGACGTGTTCTACGGGACCAATGTGTCAGACTGCGATGAGCTTGAGGAGATTCTAGACAATGTCTATTACGCTCACAGCTCTGAGATGGACAAGGAGCGGAAAACCCGTATCCTAAAGAACACCCCCCCAGAGAAGGGCACAACAACTGCCCAAGACTGGATTAACCTAAACTAAGATGATACGCAAGATTATTATTGGTGTAAACCCCAAGGACGCTATGGCCTACTTTATCGGTATGCCAGCTGGTGGCGGTCAGGTCGTAGCCATCGTTGAGAACGACGAAGGGGACCGCTTTGAGGTGTTTATTGAAAACACCGAAGGAACCCTTCACTGGAAGTCTATTAAGAATATGCCTGTAATCGTTGAATATGACTGCAAGTTCTAAGATGACCCCTGTGCACGACTTCTTGGTGAAGCTACCAAAGAAGTTCAAGGACACCATTACCGTAGCTGGGAAAGAGCTCTACCTTGAAAGCAAGTTCAGAGAGTTCGAGAACCGATACTGCTACGGGGAGGTCGTTGCTGTTCCACTCAAATACAAGACCCCTGTTCAGGTCGGAGATACGCTTTATTTCCACCACCACGTCGTTCTAGACGCAAGGGCTGAGATAGGCAAAGACCTATACCTTGTTCGTTACAACGAGCACGGAGGACACGCTACGCAAGCCTATGCCTACAAGCGTGATGGGGAAATAAGGCTCTTCTCGAACTGGGTGTTTGTGGGGATTGAGAAAGAGGAAGGGGAAAAGACAGAAAGCGGTATTATGCTTCTAGGACCATCTGTTAAGAAGAACGTAGCAACGATTCTGTACGAATCCGACGAGCTTGACAGGGAAGGAATCAAGAAAGGGGACAAGGTTTACTTCGCAACAAATGCAGACTACGAGATGGAGCTTGAGGGGGAGACCGTTTACAGAATGCGTATAGACGATATCCTTTATGTCGAAAAGTCCTAAATTTTCCACCATTGAGGCTGCCCAACAGCTTCTGATATCGATGGAGCACGCCATCACCAATCTTATTGAAGAGGTGCGTAAGCCCATTCCACAGGAGCTTGTTGGGGCAGCAAGGAAAGCCGAGCTATCGGCTATCAAGCAAACGGTTGCAGATGCTAGGGAGTTGCTGCAAGAGAGGCAGAAGATTGAGGAGATGATTGCATCGCTCAAGGATGACGGGGAGATTGGACAGGAGGCCGACTACTCAAGTGGCTTTGCAGAGGAATTTGCTAAGTAATGGCTGGATTAAAGAACGTCAAGGGCTTCAAGGAGCCTGTTATCAACATTTGTCCTGACGACACGGATGGGCAAGTCGTTGAGATTGACGGTCTATTCATCCAACTACCAAAACAGATTGAAAAAAGTAGGGTTCTATTTCGGAATCTTCCGCAAAAAGACCAGAAATGGAATCGATTAGAGGTTCCTAGGGAGCTTGAGAAGATTCGCTCGATGGACGAGTGGAACCAGCAACCAAAGGAATTCAAGGAAAAGTACTCCCCCTACATCAAACAGGAGTTTGAAAGGCGCAGAAACGGGGTTTGGTTTTACAACAACGGGGAACCCACTTACATTACAGGGGACCACTATATGCTTCTGCAGTGGAGCCAGATGGATATCGGCTACGGGGGCTACCTGGACTTCCAAAGAAAACTGTTCATCCACGCTGAAGCGTGCTTTGTGGACCCCAGATGCTTAGGTCAGCTCTACGTGAAGTGCCGTCGTAGCGGATATACGAACATCAGTTCGGCTATTACGGTCAATAAAGGGACTTCGGTCTCCAACAAGGTGCTAGGCATTATGTCCAAGACTGGTAACGACGCTCAGGAGAACATCTTTATGAAGAAAATCCTCCCGATGTACAGGAGCTACCCCTTCTTCTTCAAGCCCATTCAGGATGGTACAACCAATCCAAGGATGGAGTTAGCCTTTAGGGAGCCAGCAAGACGAATCACAAAAACCAACAAGACCATTGGCAAGACAGAGGCCTTGGATACGGTGATTAACTGGAAAAACACTACATCAAACGCCTACGATGGTGAAAAGCTCCATCTGTTGTACTTGGATGAGGCAGGGAAATGGGAGAAGCCAATGGACATCACTGAGGTTTGGCGAATTCATAGAACCTGTCTTATCGTCGGTAAGAAGGTTGTCGGTAAAGCCCTAGTGGGTAGTACAGTCAACCAGCTGGACAAGGGGGGTGCAAACTTCCGTAAGCTCTACAACGACTCAGACCCTCTAGAACGCAACGAAAACGGGAGAACTAGGTCTGGGCTCTACCGCATCTTTATCCCCGCTTACGAGGCCTTAGAAGGCTTCTTTGACCCATACGGGATGCCTATCATTGAGAACCCCAAGCACGCCATCAGGACGATGGATGGGGACTTCGTGAAAATAGGAGCAAAGGCTTATTTGTCCAACGAGAGGAAGGCTCTGAACAAGGATGGCTACGAATTGAACGAGGTCATCAGGCAGTTCCCTTGGACCATTGACGAGGCCTTCAGGGAGTCCACAAAGTCATCTCATTTCAACATTGGTAAGATTTACGAGCAGCTGCAGTACAACAGGGAGCTATACCCTTTGCCTGTGGTGAGGGGTAACTTCGTGTGGAAGGATGGTATACAGGACAGCGAGGTGCTTTGGTCTGCAAGCGATAACGGGAAGTGGCGCATATCTTGGCTGCCTCCAGAGCATCTAAGGAACAACAAGGTTACGAGGAATGGGAAGTGGTTCCCAGGCAATGAGTTTTTAGGCTGTGGTGGGGTTGACTCCTACGATATTGACAATACGATGGATGGGAGGGGTTCCAAGGGGGCTTGCCATCTATTCAACAAATTCAACATTGAGCACCCATCCAATCTGTTTGTTGCCGAATACGCAGAGAGGCCACCTCTTGCGAGGATTTTCTATGAGGACGTTCTCCAAGCTGCCGTATTCTTCGGATACCCACTTCTCATTGAAAACAATAAATATGGGATTGTCCGATACTTTGAGGCAAGAGGTTACGACGGGTTTATCCTCGACCGACCAGAACATCTCAGGGCTCCACATAGTAATGCAAATATAAAAACCAAGGGCATTCCCTCTAATAGTCAGGATGTTATCCAGGCTCACGCACAGGCCATTGAGTCCTATATTCACGAGCACGTAGGCATCAACGACGACTCAGGGAACTACGGGAAGATGTATCTGGATAGAACCCTTGAGGACTGGATTAACTTCAAGGTGGATGACAGAACCAAGTACGACTTAACGATATCTGCAGGACTTGCCCTTTTGGCAGCTCAGAAGTATAAAGTCGCCAAGGTGAAAGCCGATTTGTCAAATAAGGTCTTCTTCAGGAAGCACAAACCCATAACTCGCTTATAGTCAGCCATTTTTGAGTATATTTGTAGCCAAATTGACCAATCGAAAGGAATGGCTAAAAATATAAACTTCCCCAGTGGGAACTTCCCTAATCCTTTGGCTTCTACGGAGGTCAAGCAAACAAAGGAGTATGGGCTAAAATACGGAAAGGCTATTGAAAGCCAATGGGGTCGGACCGACGATGTTCAGAGCGCATTTGCAAGGCGATACGGGGAGTTTGAAAGGAACAGGGATTACGCCAACGGGACGCAAGATGTCACCGTCTACAAGCAGATTTTAACATCGCTAGACCCCAACAACGGGGACGGTTCTTTGATTAACATTGACTGGTCGCCAGTCCCCATCGTCCCTAAGTTCGTTCGCATCGTTGTAAACAAGATTCTAGGTCGCAAGCCATACCCCAATGTGGAGGCTGTTGACCCTCTATCTATTTCAGAGAAAGAGAAGAAGAAAGCCGAGGTTAAGTTCCAAGTGAAGAACAAGGAGTTGATTGAGATGGCGAATCAAGCGGGGGTGAATACAGGGGTGGATACGAACAAAATCCCAGAAACCCCAGAGGAGGCTGAAATCTTCCTTGAGAGCAACATCAAGACCAATGCAGAGATAGCCTCACAGATTGCAACCAACCTGACCCTTGAGTGGAACGACTTCAACGATGGGACCTTTAGGCGCTGCGTGAATGACCTTGTGTCGCTAGGGATGGCTGTTGTCAAGCGTGAGAACGACCCCAACTACGGGATTGTCGCTA